CTCGGTGAGGTAATTGTAAAAGTAACTGAAGTAGGAACTGTAATCACTTGACAAATTTTATCTTCGAATAAAGTTGCGGATAAACTGGAAGCACTAGGCATCGACACAGAATCTAAAACTACCATATCTCCTACCTCTAATGAATGAGCAGAAGAAGTTGTTACCGTAATAGAAGTGCCTGGTGAAGTGCTATTCGTTGTTAAGGTTGAACTGGTAAAAGTAATTTGAGCTCCTGCGTTATTAGAACGCCAAGGAGTAATATTATGTATAGCTCCTTCAAAATAAACAAGTAAAAATTTATCGGTTCCGATACCGACGTATCTATTGCCGTCTGTATCTACAAAAGAGTGTTGCTTTCTTGCGACTCCACAAATTGTATCAGTGAGTAAAGAAGACCATCCCCCTACTTTTTCAGGGAGGTTATATCTCCATCGAACATTATCTGAATCAATCCATCGGTCAGTTGCGCCGACAGCAGTGTCTTGCTTATCGACACCCGGTTGAAATTTCATTTCAAAGAGAGCCATAAATGTAGCTCCTATGAAGTATAATTAGTTTTATAAGCCCAGCCACGAGTTGAGTCTATATAAACTAACGTTATGGATTGACCATTATTACTTAAAGTTAAATTAGAAGTTCCACTATTAATTTTTAATCCATTTCGATCTACAGTTAAATTATTAGATCCCCACGTTCCTCTTGCATCAATAATGGTTATTTCATCTCCTGTAGAAGCTGCGGCTGGTAAAGTAACAGTAATAACAGTTGAAGTTGTATTGGCTAAAATCTGTGCTCCTGCAACAGCCGTATAAGGACTGTTTGAATCTGTAATAGTTGCATATCCTTTTTCAATAATACTTACGACTGTTTCAGATCCATTGGATCTGCATAAAACAGTTGCACCAGGTGGTATCGGTTGTGCTGTTCCTGAAGCGGTTAAAACATCCAAAGTTCTATTAGAAGTTCCTCTAACCGTTTCATCTTTTATAATCCAAACTCTATTAGCGGTTCCAGGCATTGTTAAAGTTCGATTCGCCGCCAAAGTCCCTGTGAGTGCTAAATAAAAATTTTTACCATTGGAAGTTGCGCCGTCTGTTAAAGCAAGAGTAACACTTGCCCCTGCCATATCTACTGCAAGATATCCAGTGGATGTTTGTTCTAAAATTTGTAAATTGGTATTATTAATCCCACCCCATTGACCAGCTTTTTCACCAGTTGTGATGAGTTCTAATTGTGCGTTTGTTGAATAAGATGATGCCATAATTTTAAGTCGGGTCTATTTCTGTCCAGGTCATAGTTGCACCTGGATCTATTTCACTCCATGTTATCGCCTGTATTGTACCTGTAGCAAGGGTTAAAGCATTTGCCACAGCCGTAACATTAGCGTCACCAGTTATTGTAGCACTTCCTATTGAAATCGCAAGAGCGTTTTTCACAGCAGTGATATTAGCATCACCCGTTATAGTGACTGATCCCGTACTTAAAGCAAGAGCATTTCCTGTAACCGCTACGTAAGTAACAGGAGGTCCTCCCTGTGAAAATGAAAATTCTGCAAATGCGCCTATTCCTAATAACATATAATTTAGCCTTATGAAGGAGACAGTGAGGTATGTGGTGGAGTCACTGCCTCCATCACAAAGCTATATCACTTTTTAAACCAAGCTGGAAGTCCTAAATGTGGTCTTTTATCAAATTTATTTTCTTCAGCGCCTTTTGAATTAAATTTATTATAATGTAAAAAAACTTGAACACAATACTCACCCATAAAAGGTTCTCGCCAATGTTCTAATTCACATCCACTATAAATTAATATATCTCCAGGATTTTGTGAAACTTTAATTCCCTTACCCCCTTCTTTACCTGTTGGATCTAAATAAATATCCCATTTATCTCCACCCAAAAACATTGTTCCTGATAATTCACAGCTAAATCTATCTTTATGTCGTTTTAAAATATCCCCCCTTTTATAGATTCTAGCATAAGAGTAAGTGGGTATTAGTTTAGTTTTAAGTGCTTTTTCAATCTTTGGTTTTGCAATTTGAAGCAATGTTTCCATAGCTATATCTGCATAACATGAATAAGTATTTGGAATTTGTGTATCTTTCCAAATCCCCCATGCATTCTCATAAGGCGATATATATTTATTATTAAAAAATGTTTCAGTAACTCTTCGTTTTAAAAGAAAATAGCCTGTAATAAATTCAGTTAATTCTTTTGGCATTACCTCTTTAATAATTTTATACATTAGAACGAATCCGAGTTAAGTACTCTTTATGATTAAATAAATTATATAATTTTCTTTCTTTATAAGTCTTATATTTATGTTGCATTAATGCTTGTAAATAAAAAGGGTAAGACTTAAACTCATTAGTAATGGCTTTGCCATCAAAATAATCAATCCCATAAAGTATTAAAATAAAATTACGGTTAGAAAATAATAAATAAGTTTGTTGGAAATCTTGTATAATAGGTAAATGATATTTCCAGTGCTCAAGTTGTTCTTTGAATTCTGCACTAAAGGTTACTTTTTCATTTTTCCAAAAAGCTGTATCTTTATTGACTAAATAATGGATGGCTATAAAGTTTCGTACATTATTACAAATAGCAGCCCATTGTTCATTATACCTAGTAATAACTTTTTCATTATAATTATGAAGATGATGGCATAATAAAAAAGCTTGGTGTAAAGAAACACTAATTGAACTAGCTTCTAATGGTTCTGCAAAAATAGCACTTAATCCAATTGCAACACAATTTTTAACCCAACATTTATCTAAAGCACCATCTTGAAACTTAATGTTCTTGGCAACCTCAATAGGGTGTCCTAAAGTTTTTTCAACTTCGGCTTTGGCTTGATCTTTATTGATGTAGTTATTGTTAAAAACATAACCATTTCCCCATCGCCCATAAGTTGGTATTCGCCACATCCATCCAGCATCCATCGCTTGTGATAAAGTCCAGCAATTATAATTATCCGTATCTGGAGTTTGAAAAGCAATAGCCTCATTCATGAGAAGATTAAAAGACTTCCATTTCGTATTGAGTTTAGAAATAAGAAGTTTTTTAAATCCGGTACAATCAATATAAAAATCTGCTGTATAGGTTTGCTTCTGCCCTTTAAGACTTTCTATTTTATCGGTAACCTTAACATCTTCAATAAGATCTTCTGTGAACCTAATCTTTTTTTCTTTACATTTTTTAACTAAAAAATCATTAAGTTTTAAAGTATTAAAATGATATTGATTAACTTGGGAATCAGTAGCTACACGATTATTCCACATAAGCGGAGATAACATATCTTGGAATGAAGTTCCTTGACTAATATGATAAGCATAATACAATTCATATTGCCCTACTGTATATCTTTGATCTCCGTCAACAAAATGAAAATAAGGTTTTGAAGTCCAATCTTTAAACATAACTCCAAATTTAAATGTAGCATCGGTTTCTTGGATCAACTCTTTTTGTGTAATGCCACACATTTGCATAAAATCTGACCAATGTTCAGTGGTGCCTTCTCCAACACCTATAATACCAATTTGATTAGATTTTATAATTTCAATATCGATAGATTCGAATCTTGTTTTTAAAATTAAAGCAGTCGTTAAACCAGCAGTTCCCCCTCCTACTATAATAATTTTTTTAAGATGAGCCATAATGAAATTTTATATTACCAGCAACAGAAATACGAGTAACATTAGATTTAAATGGCATAACTTCATGTCTTAATTTAGATGGAAAAACCATTAAGACATCGTCTGCGGGTATAAAATCTCTAATTGTTCTAACTAAATCCTGCTCTTCACCATAGAAAAAAGAAATACCACCTGGTCTATTAGATTTAGTTATATCTTTTTTCCCTTCATTAATTATAGCCTTGGGTATTTTAATCCAATGAACAAACGAAAGATCGCAATTTGTATGAGTATGCATTGGGTTCATTTCGTTTTTTTTTTGAAAATTAATCCAAATATATTGTGCAGATACTCCTTGTATAGATAATTTCTCACCAGAAGTTTTTTCATAACCTTCTATCCAAGAATTGATAAAGGGATAATAACCCTCAAGAACCCAAGGATCGTTTTTAGTATCATAAAGAAGTTCAGTTTTAATTTTACCTGCTAAATTTGTAGCATGAGATATTTTTAATTTTTTACCCTGCTTTAACATTCGATTGCTAAATTCTTGATCTATATTAAATTTTGCTAAATAAGGACCAAAAAAAACATGTTCATGGGGAATCATATTAATAGTTATACCATCCTGTTACAATATATTTAATATTTTTTGTAGATGGAATACCTCTATGAGTATGTGTCCAAGTGGCAGGAAAGATTATTGTCTTACCTTTTTTAGGTTTGATTTTAGTTTTTTGATAATAAAATTCTGTTTCACCCTTATCTTTAACATCATTAAGATATGTTGAAAAAACTAAATGCCGAGTAATACTTCCTACTGATCCATTGTTTTCAAAATGCCAACCATAATACCCTTCACCGGGTTCATATTTATGTATTTTAAATGCAGATATATTCCAAGATTTATGATTTTTATCTGCGTAAATATATTTTTTTTTATACTTTGTATTTATTTTTGCTAGTTCTAATAAATATGCGTGAGCTTCAGGAATGTTAGGATCAAGTAGCACTTCTTTATCTTTTTTAATTTTTTCATTAATTATTGATCCATCTTGATGGCCCACTTCACCATGTCTTTTATTTGGTGATCGTTCATAAAAATCAATTAAATTATCACAAACTTTCTTATTAATATAATCTGAATAAATAAAATTATCTTTCATACAAATGGATTTCCTAAATGCCATGAAACTAATGAATAACGTATACCTTGTGTTACTGACTTTACTCTATGCCATAAAAAAGAAGGAAAAACAATTAGAGTTCCTTTGTTTTTTAATTCTTTACAAGTAACAATATTATTACTTAATTCGTTATTTTTAAAATTAAACTGTAAATTTCCACCTTTATATTGAGAAGGATCAGATAACAATACAATAGAAGATAATTTTCTAATCTTACCTTTAGAAGGGCCCTCCTTTGTAAAAGGAGCAACATCACTATCTACATGCCAACCATAATATTGACCTTTTTTATATTTAGTAAATTGACATGATTCTGACCAATCCCATTGAAAATTCCAACCAGCATTCTTATTAGCTAAATGAATATAAGGATGAATTTCTTTATAAATCCAGTGATCGTTTAACCAAACAACGTGAGATTTTCTTTTTTTATATAATTGTTTTATATCTTTTCTATTTAAATCAGAAGGATTTTTTTTAGTTCCACCTACAGTTCCTAAATTATCTTTATGGGCAAGTGCATATTTAATAATATGGTCACAAATTCGTGAGGGTACTGCTGAATCAAAATACCAAAATTTATTATTTAATACCATTGTGATTTATTTCCAAAGTCAGTATCTTCAAAAGGGGAACGATAGGCTGAGATATGTGTGTAGCCCAGCTGCTTTGCAATCCAAACTCGCTGCCTACCAACTTGTACAAATAGTTTATCTGGTCGATCTTTTTCATTTGATCGTACAACAATTGGATAAATTAAACCATTCTTTTGAATATCTTTCTGAAGATTTGTTAGAATTGGAGTATCTACAGTGCTGGGTTCATCCCACACTAGATCCTTGATTGCATATTCATGGTAGCGTTCAGGAAACTTATTTTGGTTCGCTCTTAAAATATTATTCATTAAAAATAGTTAATATTTAATACAATT